TCCTCTGTGTATAATGTAGGATAATATACCGAAATAGCAATAGGCTGTCAAGATGAAATATATATTAATACTATGGGTGTGCTCTTTTATTAACCAAAATGGATGCCTTCCCCCTATCGAATCTCCAAAGCTTTATGACTCTTGGTATGAGTGCTCTATTGCAGCACATAAAGAATCCGTAGCCATTTTACAGAAAATGGGGTATGCGAATGTCAATAAATATCAGGTAGGAACTAAATACACATGTAAAGTGACTGATACAAGTTGACAATTGTGGCAGCATTGTGATATCGAATAAGTAATTCATACCTCTCTATATATCTCTCTGCTGGAATTCTTTCAGACAGAGAGATTTACTCTCTTTACAAATAGTAAAAAATTTCTTTACAAAACATTACAAGTTAATCGCTAATACCAACGTTTTTTCTTGCATCCCCTTTAGTTGTAACGTATGTAAATTATATGGAAAATAATTACCCCGATTCAAATTGTGTAGTACACGAAGACGACATTGGTTTTGGTGGTTAGTTATCCTTGTCCTCGATTGCGCGCCCGTCTAGGGATTCTTTTTGAATATGATTTAGCATGACGTCCTGGTCTTTTACGCGGACGTTTTTTGATATGTTTATAACCGAAAAGATTTTTAAGCTTTTTGCGGGCCATCTTCTTCTAACACTATTTTAGTATTAGGATTCCCCAGAGGAATATAACTAATGACGCCATTGATTTTTTGTTCTAAGTCTGAACCACAGGTAACACAACGGAAATGACTCTTATAAAGAGAAACTAAAACTCCTGAATGATTGCATGTTGGGCATACTCCATTAACAATTTCTGTGTGTAGACGCATTCGTCCTCCAAAAAAGCTTTGACCGAATTTATCATTAACATTACTCATCTTTAAATAAATTTGACCATTCTGATGGTTCTATTACACTGTTATCTAAATGGGGTTGTTTAATACCATCATCAACTTCCACTTCGATGTCTGTTGTTTCTTCTTCGTAGGATGCTCGTCCTATAAAATAGGACTCATCTTTTAGCTGTTTGGGTCCTGGCTTCGGGACAATTATTTCATTATTGATGTATCTTGGTTTGACCATTTTCTTACTCTATCACATCTTTAAGGTGTTGCAAGGCTTTCAGTTTTTTTCGATTAAATTTTTTCTTATTGGGCTTGATTCGTTGACGAAATAATCTGAATCGTAGAAGTTGAGCGATGTAGTTTCTTTTCTTGTGCATAGATAATAGTTCTAGCAAAACAACTGGCTAGTAAATAGCACAGTATAAAAATAAGAGTAAGAACCTTAATTTGTTTTAAGTGCAATTATTTTTATCTAAATCGATTGGTTTATCACTACCATAAAACCAAATCCAAGATGAAATTTTTGTACCGTCTTGAGTATAGGTACATTTTTTGCCCACCGAGCAGGCGCTCAAGGCGAACAAGAGCGCTAAGACTAAGAAAAATCTATTCATTATTGACATGCCTCACATTCATTAGTGTCATCTATTACCATACCTTCAGGTTCTTTGCAACGGCAGTTCGTACAGTTACATACCCCCTTAGGATCCGAGTGTTCACCCGTATTACAATGACAATCACAATTACAATTTTTACATTTTTCCATTTTTAGTTTCCTCAATTTCGTAAAAGAATCTGTCTGAGTCTTCCGTTCTCCATTCGGTAGTATCTTCAACAGTCCAATCATGTGTCTGCGTTTTCCAATCATATGGTATTTCATCTTTTACGGTAAAAGATGGTATATTCCATATTAGTCTGTTATTTGGCTGAGCCGCATAGTTACCATTTTTTAAGGCAAGTATGTGTGCGCATTTATGTTCATGCGGTATTTCGGAATGATCCGTGTCGACTATATTACCTTCTGGATGAGCCCAGTCAACCGTGAAAAGATAGGTTCCAGTATACCATTTCTTATCTTTTCCAAGATATTTTCCTGATTGTCCTAGAAGGATATCAAAAGTACTGATACTAGGATAGTAACTAAAACTATTCCAAAGCTCCAACTCGTCAAGTCGCATCCTAGGAACTTCTTTGACATTAAAGCCTCTTTGTATGAAGGCAGAGATTGGTAAACGATAGAAGACAGCACCATTTTCCATAATTGCATGAAAGAGTATAGCTTTCCCTGTAATCGATGCCATCCCAAAGATGATACAGTCTTCAGCTTCTCCCACATGTCCGGAAAGGTCATATAAATATTCTCTTCTTACCTGCGCATACGTAGCAGGTATGTTTACGTTTAAGTAAGCCATTCAACATAAAGTCCTATTGTATTGTAATTATTACAGCGCTGCTATAATTAATATAACAACAACCACGCCAGCTCCGATACACGCTTTTCTGTGATCTTTCCAGATTTGTTTTATTGTTTCCATTTTTCCTCCTAATGTATTTCACCCCAGTTATTCCCTGCTTCGTAGTCTACCTTATTGGGTATTGCAAGTTCAACTGCTGATTCCATTACTTGAATAATGTGTTTAGCCTGTTTATCATTTTCTACAGAAATGTCTAGTTCATCATGAATCTGAATATGGGGGATTATTCCTTCTTTATATAGTTCTAGCATACATTTTTTCGTCATATCTGCAGCTGAACCCTGTATTAGTTTATTTAAAGATTTATAGGTAAAGGCCCTTTTAATACCAGGACCATGTTCAAGTATCGCTTGTTCATGGGGAAGAGCTTTATGTATTCCAAAATAATTTGGTTCCCATAAATGAAAACGACAAAGTCTTCCTAACAGAGTTCTGATTTGTCCTCTTTGTTGTGCACGTTGAGAGACTGCATTCATTAATTGTTTAACAAAAGGAACTCGTGAATGATAAGTGGCAAAAAGATCGTCAGATTTTTCTTTACTAACTCCTAACTCAGCTTGAAGTTTAGCTTTTCCCATTCCATAAAATAATCCTAAATTAATTGTCTTGGCTTGTTTTCTAGGAATTTGTGCCATGTCAGCTACAATACCATGAAAGTCAGCGTTGCCTTCTTTATAAGCGTCCACCACAGTGAAGGCCGAAGGCAACTGCTGAAGAGATGCATAATGTACAACCAATCTTGGTTCTTGTTGGTTATAATCAAAGCATCCCCACACACAACCATCCTCGGGAATGAATAGGGATCGAATCATTGGTCCGAGATCTTTATTACGTGCGGGAATCTGTTGTAAATTTGGATTAGAGTAAGAAAATCTGCCAGTGACAGTACCTCCTTGATCAGATCTTATTTGATTAATATCGGCGTGGATTCTACCTTTGTGTTCATGTTTAATAATGGTATCAATAAAAGTTGTATGTGCCTTGTTTATCTCTCTTGCTTTTGCTATTTTCTTAACCAGAGGATGATTATGAGTGGAAAGAAAATTTTTTGTAAAGGAAGGTGCTTGTGTTTTTTCAGTTCGTTCGTAAGGTAATTTTAATTTGTCAAAAACTTTGGCAATCGATCTTGCTGCCCATATTTGAGCATCTATGTGTGTTTCTTTTTTTATTTCTTGCAGGAGTGTTTTTTCTTCTGATAATAATTTTTTTTTCAATACGTGAGCTTTTTCAACATCTACTCGGACGCCCTTAAATTTCATATCAACTAAGCAGGGAAATAAATCTGATTCAAGTTCAAAAATAGATTCTAGATCCTGGTTGCTTAATTCTTGTTTCAATTTTTTCCATAACTGATAGGTGACTTCAGCGTCTCGTTCGGCATACTCTCCCACATACATCGCTGGTAATTTCCACATCTCAGCTTTGGGATCGACTCCCCATTCTTTGGCCCCATTAATTAAAGCGGCTTCATTTTTTCCATAGCCAATATACTCTCGACCTAAACTATTTAAATCATAACGCATTCTATTTTCATTAATTAAAGAGGCAGCGGTCATGGTGTCGACGATGTCTCCTTTAATTTCTATTCCCATGGCACGGATCCAACACACATCATACATGGCGTTGTGAAAAATTTTAAGAGAAGAAGATTTACAAAGATCACTAAGCCATTGAATTACCTTCTTTTTTTGAAGGTTGCCTCCTCCTTCATGATCAAAAGGAAAGTAACCTTGATAGCCTTCTGTGGCGACAGCGACACCAACAACTTTGCCATTTCCAATAACGGATCCTGAGCCTCTTGTTTTTAAATCTGGATCTGAAGTTTCTAAATCAATAGCAACTTCTTGACGGTTGGTTAAGTCAGGAAATTTTTCTGGTTTGACCCATTCTGTTTGAGCTTGGAATAAGGGGAACTGCATCATTTCTTTTGTGCCTCCTCTTTGGTTATTCCTGCATTACGATATTCTTCCTCTTCGGTCATCGGAGTCATGTCAGGATCTTTAGATGGCGTTAAAGTAAAACCATGAGGTAAAGGTTGTGTGTGATCACCGTAATCTCTTTCAATAATCATATCAATATAGTGTTTTGCTTTTTCTAGATCTTGAACTTCTCCTTTATGCTTGTGTCGACAGATATACTTAATAGCATTCCCTTCGGCAAAAGGCAAATTATTTTCATTTATAAACTGAGCGGGTTGGATTTTCATATCCTTGTAGTGGGATCCACCGATTTGTTTTTTATATACTTTCATATTTTAAACTCCTTACTTCGATCTCTACATCTTATTAAAAATAAATTTTTGCTACATCGGGTAAGACCGACGTACCAGACTCTTTGTTCTTCATCTCTTTTCATAGCAGTTTTCGTTGCTCCTTTTATAGTGTTGCGGGTTTGATCTTGAAGAATCACTACGTTAGTAGCTTCTCCTCCTTTCGAGCCATGAAGAGTAAGAATTTTAATTCTTGGTTTAAGACGAAGGTCTTCGCCATTACTTCTCATAGCTCGAATATAGGTTTTGGTATGTGGTGCCACAGCTGTAAAAGCGTCGTACCACGGTAATTGTGAATTTAATTTATATTTGGTCTTTAAATCAGAGAGCTCAAATAATTTATCTTCAGTTTCTTTAAATTTTTTATCAAAACGTTCTAAGAGTCTTTGAACTTCTATTGTAGTAAGCTTACTTCCTTTTTTCCATTGTTCCCAATTAAGAATATCTTTATAAAGAGATTCACTAATACTACGCCCTTGTTTAGTTTCAAAATACAGTCCTCGTTTTTTTAGATCTCTAATAATAGGAGTGAGAAGATCATTGGTTCGAGCTAGAATATACCAATCTCCTTTCAGCATATTGATAGCATCAATAGAAAAGAAAGATTGAATGGTTCCTTTTTCTGCAGTTGGATGATAAGTTTTGTGTATTCTTACTTTGATATTATCTAATCGATCTAAAGCTCTTTGTTGAATTATTTGGGGTACTCTTTTAGATTGTTGAAGAGGAATTTCTACGGCATCAAAATTAATGAAGGATTGAACATCAGCACCTGCCCATCCAAAAATAGCCTGGTCATCATCTCCTGCTATATAAACATCTTTACTATTTTGTTGTAGAAGTTTCAGCATATCCCATTGAAGAAGGGAAAGATCCTGTGCTTCATCAACAAAAATAACTTCAAACGCAGGGGATTGTTGTTGGGCCGTAAATTTTTTAATCATATCATTGTAGTCAATCAACCCATATGATTGTTTATAATCTTCAATATGTTTCTCAACAATTTGAAGTTTATCTCTTTCGATTTTTCCAAGATGTTCATTGCGGTCTAGTTGATCTAAAACATTAATTCGTTTAACTCCGGCTAAATTAATAAGGGTTAAGTATTCGCTGTTAGAAGTAAAGATTCCATTGTGTTCATTTTTTTCATAGGTCGCGTATTTAATTCTTAATCCACATTCCTCTCCTATGGCTTTATAGTGTTCTTCCTGCATGACATTTTCTTCTTTTAATCCTAGATAATTAAAAGCTAAGGAGTGTAGGGTTTGAAAATATTTAATATCTTTTTTCTCTAGCTCAGGAAAAGCTTCTAGAAACCTGTCTCTTGCTTCGTATGCAGCTTTTCTTGTAAAAGCAAAATAACCAATACGTTCTAGAGGAGTCCCTGCATTTTTATACTCAATTACTTTTTCTAATAACGTTTTTGTTTTTCCCGTTCCGGGAGGACCAATAACTTTATAATTCATTAGTAATTAGATTCCTTTCTTTGTGGCTTTTTAAATTCAATTTGATCTACTTTCATTTGTTTAAGACGCCAAACTTTTTGTGTTTTGTTGTCTATATTATAGGAAACATCATCTTCGACTCCGAGTTCTTCTTTCATAATAATGCCAGTATCTCGAGAATCTAATTTCCATTTAAGGGGAAGCGTTTCGAAAAAAGAAGAAAAAAGAAAATGATGATATCCTGCTTCGGTCCAACACAGTCCTCCTCTAATGTCTGTTCGTTGTTTAGCTTGAGCGGAATTAATACAATAGGTGTAAAGATGTTGATAAAGTTGATCTTTAATATCGGTTCCAGTAGCAGGATAGACCCGTGTTACAGTTTTCATGACTAGATTTAAAA